CGATCACTTCCGCGTTCTGTCACCCCCAAGCCCGGCCCGTTTAACTTTGAGGACACGCCGTACTGGGTTGAAGTCGTTAACCGCTTTGACCCGGACGACGATGCGCGCTTTGTAGCTATCCAGAAAGGCGCGCAAGTTGCGGCAACCACGGGAGTTTTAGAAAACGTATTTGGGTACCTTGTGGACCACTTGCGGTCTGCGCCGGGAATGTTTTGCACCGCTGACGATACCCTCACTAAACTGAGGGTAGATCAGTACATGATCCCCATGCTGGAACACTCCGACATGGCCCACTTGATCCAGAGCAACAGCACGGTAAACACACGAAAACAGGGCGCCACGGGGGATAAAATCGAATGGATAGGCGGCGGCTTCCTGCTTCCTATCGGCGCACAGTCCGCCAACAAAATGCGGTCGTTCCCGGTGCAGTACCTATTGCGCGACGAGGTGTCGGGCTGGCCGCTATCGGTAGGCAAAGACGCGGACCCAATGAAGCTAACCGAGACTCGAACGGATTCATTTAGCCTGACGCGCAAGGTCCTGGACCTCTCGACCCCGAACAAAGCCTCTGTCGACATCATTAGCCGTCGTTTCAAACTCGGCGACCAACGTTATTTTTACGTCCCATGCAAGCACTGCGGCGAAATGCAGATTTTAAAATTTAGGGTAGAAAAGGACAACACCCACTATGGTCTGCACTGGGACCATGAAAAAACGGACACAGGCCGACGCATCACACCGGGGTCCACAAGGTACGTGTGCCCGTTCTGCGGCGGTGAGATGATAAACGAGGACAAGTCGGTGATCATGAAAAGCGGGGAGTGGCGCCCAACCGCTACACCCAGCCGCCCGGGATTTTACAGTTATCACTTGGGGGGATTGTACGCCCCTTGGTACGCAAAAAGCTGGGAGGAATGTGCGCTCGATTGGTTTGAAGCATGGGACGACGAAACCCGCAGGATTAAAGACGGAGAGGCGCTGCAGGTATTTTACAACAACGTTTTGGGCGAACCTTATGAGGCACGGTCAGAGAAGTTAAAACGCCAACAAATCAGCCCACACAGACGCGACGGTTTCTTTCTCGGCACAGTGCCCCACCGCCACGCAAAAGAAAACGCGGGGGGCGGGATCCACTTCCTCACGATGTCAGTTGACGTGCAAGACGGTTGGCTTGCGGTTGGCGTTACGGGGTTCGCTCCATCGTACGATCGGTCGGGATGTAACCCATATATCATAGATTACTTTGAGATCAAGGGCGGGACGGAGCAGGCGGATAGCGACGCTTTCAAGCAATTAGAGGAGATCATCGACTGCAAGGAATACGGCGGGATGCGCCCGGTCCTCACCGTAATCGACGCCAGTTACCGCCCCGATGCGGTATACCAATTTTGCTCACAGTGGGAGGCGGGAGTGTTTCCGCTGCGCGGGAGGGATAAGCCAATCAAGGGAGCCAGATTTAAAGAATTTGAGATCATGGAATCTGCGGCGGGTACCCGGTACCTATCGGTGACGGTGGACTTATACAAAGACCGCGCCGCCGCGGCATTGCGCCGCCGTTGGAATGGCGTGGAAAAAATGCCCCGCGGGCAAATCAGCTTACCCAACGATCTAGACGATAAGATTATTAATCACCTAACCGTGGAGTACCCAGCGGATAAGATTGATCCCAAGACTAACAAGAACCTCGGCACATTCTGGTACCGGCCAGGTGGGTCTCGACAGGAATTATGGGACCTTTTAGTGTATTGCTCGGCCGCGTTCGAAGTTTTCATGCTTGACATATGCAGAAATGAGTTAGGCGCGGAGGCGATGTTGTGGGGTGACTTTTGGGCGTGGGTTGACCAAGGCGCGACGGAGGGCTAATATTGTGCGAATACTCAGCTTTAGGCGGCGCAATGACTAGCGACGAATTTTTCTTAGATCAGCTTAATAAGAACATCGCCAGGGCGAATGCGTACGGTGATGCGATTTCAGCATTGCTAGTCGCTGGCGGTGTCAAGTCGTATACGCTGGACACAACACAGGGTAAACAAACCGTAACCCGGGAAGACGTCGACAAATTGCAAGAAACATACTTTAAGCTAATGGACTGGATCGACGCTGCGTTTGTTCGGACAGAAGGTTCGGTAATGACTCAAGTCATACCGGTGAGGGCATTCCCATGGGGTTGTTGAGCTGGTTTCGTAAAGCAGAAGCGTTAAGTGGCAAACAGGCCGCAGACGGCCCTAATGGAGAAATACCAAACGGCCACACCCTTGGATATTTTGACGGCGAAAACTACGCTGGCGGACTAGGGGCGATTCAAGAGCTATTAACCGATTATTGGGCCCTCCGCCAACGGTCTGCGACATTCTTCAAATCAAACCAATACGGGAAAGGCATAGTCCGACGCTTTGTCACTAACGTGATCAATACCGGGCTGTCCCTTGAGGCGGACCCGATCACGTCACTTTTACCATTTGACCCGGACCAAGCGCAAAAATGGGCGGAAGGGACAGAAGACCGTTTTCTGGCCTACGCCAACAGCCCAACTATGTGCGATTGGCGGGGAGAAATGTCCTTCGGCCGGATGCAACGGGAGATTTATCGAGAAGCCATTATCGAAGGGGACGTACTCGTCATTGAGCATTACAACGCCGCGATGGTGTGCCCGCAGTACGAAGTGGTCCCAGGCAGTTCGGTGGTAGACCCATTCAAAGACCGGGAGGACGGCGTAGTAATTGAGTACGGCGTGGAGCTTGACAATAAAAACCGTGAAGTGGCTTACCACGTTGCCCAGCAGGGCGGGGAGACAAAAAGAATCCCAGCTTTTGGCGGAAACGGTCGACGCGTTGCGTGGCTAGTGTTTGGTACCGATAAGCGCCGCAATGAGCGCCGCGGCGAGCCACTGCTAAGTGTCGTTATGCAAGGGATAGGCGAAGCGTTAAAATTCCGCGATGCAGCCCAGCGTAAGGCGTCCATTAATGCAATTTTTGCGATGTACTTCTACCATGACCCCAACGCTACGGGACCAACGGCCAAACCATTGACCGGCGGGGCTACCCGTAGAATGTCTGGGTCTACTGACCTAGGGGACGGCACTGATTGGAAGTTTGACCGCTCGGGGTTCCCTAACGGCGTCGTGATGGATAAGTTACCAAAGGGTGTCATGCCTAAAGCGATTGGGTCAGAAGGTACCGACGTAAACTTCAAGGACTTCGAAGCCGCGATCGTCGACGGGTGCGCCTGGGCCCTTGAAATGCCGCCAAGTATCCTGCGACTGGTTTTTGGTAACTCGTACTCGGCCAGCCGAGGAGAGGTGAAAGAGTTTGACATGGCGCTCAACGTACTACGTGATCGGTTTGCGGACCAGCACCCGCGCAGGGTGTACCGGTCATGGTTGAGAATTAATGCCCTAGGCCGTAAAATTAGCATGCCCGGTTACCTAGACGCTACCCGTGACGTGGGGATGACGGACATTGTATCTGCGTGGGAGAATACAAACTGGTGGGGGCGGGTCAAGGAAGCAGTAGACCTACCCAAAGAAGTCAAAGGGCGATCGGCCATGGCGGACCGAGGATATACAACCAACAGCGCTGCCGCACGAGCCTTGACAGGAACCAGTTTCCGAAAGAATATTGAAAAAGTTAAACGAGAAAACATCCTCCGAGCGGACGCACTTCGCCCTATACTAGAGCTAGAACGCGAGTTCGGAGAGGCCGCCGTGCAAAAAGCGATGACGGCGCTCAACGATGGCAACGTTATCCAATTATCTGCAGTAGGGAACAAAGATGAGTGATAAACGATCGTTCAACACGTCGGATAACTTCCAATTTGCCGCAGCGCTCGGGCTCTTTACTGACGTTCAGGTTGTGGAAGGATTCGCAGAACAAGCCAATCTTATAGTTGACACCCGAACCGTGATTGGCCATGGTGGTGAATATCCCACTTTACCAAGCAATGACGGCGAGGTAATAGAGATCGTAAACACCGACGCCGGAAACGCCGGGGCGGTCATCGTGGTCGACGCACTTGACGCGGATTTCAAGCCAATAGTGTGCACGGTAAACGTCACTGCGGATCTGGTCGCTTTCCCACTTAAAGACCCGTTAACGGGCGAAAACGCCATATTAACGCGGATCAACTCTGCTAAAAATTACGGCGAACGCGGAGATGGCGCGCTCGTCGCTGACATGGTTATTAGGTCGCAGGTAACGCCCGCTAATATTTTCGGGACGGTTAGAGCGGAGGCAGTGCAAGAAATGCAGCAAGCCGTTTTTACGGTCCCCGCTGGCGTTAAAGCCACGGTCACCTCGATTTTATTATCACTAGCAAAGGCGTCAGGCACGGAGACCTCTGTGGACTTCCGTTTATTTGGGGCGGGAGTAAACCGTGTTTTTCGCCGTGTTTTTAAATTTGGTTTGCAGCGAAGCGGTACGAGCACTGCTCCGCTGGTGAATAACATTCAAAACACCTTCGACGGGCCCGTAGACTTGTTTTTGTCAGCGGAGTCGACCTCTACCGGTGCGTCAGTCGCCGGACGGATCACATTAATGTACGCACAAGTTTAAGAGGTTATAATGTCTATTTGGTTATTACGTGAGGATGTTCTCCGCGACAAGCTTTCGTCTAAGCCGCTCACCGCCGACCAGCGACGAGAGGCGATCAGCATTTGGGACGGTTTCTCCGCTGACGCTGGCCGAGTATTAGAGGTCGCTGGCGACAAGGCGCTCATTAAAGTGGTCGGCGTGTTGA